TCGATCCTTTTGTAGCTCCTACGGGAAATGCAGAACAACCAGCTACGATCGCACCTAACGGATCGAGAAATTTACAATATACGAATGGTACATCCCTAAATGTGCCTTTCCAGAGTTTTAACAACCAAGGAAATTAGCATGGCTAAGCAACAATTAACATTAGCAACAGCAAGCGGCGAGATGCACGGCTTGATCAACACGCTCACTAACAGCGTACCGAATGATGAATTTAAGAACTTTAAGCCCGAACATAAGAAAGAGATGGAAAGGCAAAAAAAGGAAGATTCCAGAGTTGTTAAAGTGGAATATATAAATTCTAGAGGAAGGCATGAAAGACTTACTAAGCCTTATTGCAGATATGCTGGAGACCCTATCTTGGTTTACCATTTGATTCCTGGACATATCTATGAGCTGCCTATGGGCTTTGTGAAAGAAGTTAATGATGTGAGCAAAAGAATTCCTAAACGTAGTGGACTCATAAGCATTGATGGACAAGCCGTCAATAAAGATGAATCTCCCCTTGCGCAAGATCAAGAAGGGGAACAATTGCATCGTTTGGTTCCGGCTGGTTTCTAAATGTAAAGCGGATTTACGTAAGGTAAAATATGACCTTTCCAATAGTCAACAACACCTATAGCTACATAGAGCAGAAAGTGCGGAGGCTTACGGCTTCCGCGAGTCAATCGGCTCTATCTAGCGCAGATTGCGAAGACTATATTAATCGCGCATATACAAATGATTTCCCCTATGCGATAAAGATCGACCAGCAACGGTCAGTTTATAAGTTTCTGACTATTCCTAACGTCGATCGTTATCCTGTTGATGTTAATAATCTACAGGGGTTTCGTGCCCCTGTTTATTTTCAAGGGATACAAGGGAATCTCTTTAAGAATAGAGATCAGCTTTTCAACCTTTATCCACGATATCCTACGCAATTTCAGATAGGATATGTGGCTCCTCCAGCTAACACCCCCTTCACGTTTACTCTATTTGGAAACAATGTAAATCCTTTCCCCCAGGCCAATTTCGGCATATTAAGCACTCAATTGGTTATAGGAGGTATAGATGTCAATGGGAATCCTATACGAATTATTGACGATGGGGGTGCAGTTGTTAACTCCAATGGAATTGGAAGTAACACAACCACCGGACAGCTCCTGTTCCTTAACCAAAATGCTGTTGGCGATAATGTTTTCCTAGATCCTAGTGGAAATCAGCAGCCAGCCGTTCCTAATTTATCTCCATTGGGTGGCCAGCAAAACGCGAATATCGGTACTACTCAAGCTTACCCTCCTGCTCCTTTTCCCAACGTAAACCAACCCCAATATTGCGGATCTGTTAACTACGTAACCACACAGATTTCAGTTACCTTTCCAGTAGCTCCCGCTCCTGGCACAATGATTAACGTATGGGCTGCAACCTATCAGGTCGGCAGGCCCTACAACATGCTCTTCTGGAATAATGAGATCACAATACGTCCAGTCCCAGACAACGTTTACCTCGTTGAAGTAGAGACCTTCCAGACGCCTTCGCAGTTCATGAAAACCGGAGACTATCCCATCCTAAACCAGTGGATTCAGTACATAGCGTACTTAGCAGCGGCTGAGATACTCAGAGACAGGCAGGATATGGAAGGCGTAGAGAATCTTATGGAAGGGCTTAAAAGACAGGAAGCCCTCGTTCTAGAACGCCAGGCGGTAGAGGAGATCTTTCAACCCAACATAACCCTCTTTAATTCCACTCAAACCGGATTTGGTATTGGTGGAGGATGGGGAATAGGACAAGGTTTCTAATGGCCGGATACCAGCCGTTAAAGATTACCGGAATGAAAACAGGGCTCGTCCAAGAGCGTGAAGAGTTCATCCTCCCCAATGACGCATATCCTGTTCTACAAAACGCCTATGTGTGGCGCGAGCGTATTCTACGCAAGCAAGGATATAGGCTTGTTGGAAGACTTCAACGAACTATAGGCACTACGGATGGATCAGGCAATCAATCAATCACTATCGCACCCCTTCCAATCCAAATAGGGCTGGCTTCATTTGTCATAGGAACGGACATATTCAATGATCCGGGCGGAGCTAGCCCTGTGACACTTTTAACGAACAGCGCAGGCTCTGCAACGTTAGATCGGGCAACCGGCGTTTTGACAATCACGGGGTCAATACCAGCGACAGCCATCCAATATTTCCCCGGCCTTCCAGTTATGGGAATCAGGATTGAAGAGTTAGCAGATTCAGCGAACGACTTAACAGTAATATTTGATCAAAATTACGCGTACACATTCGATACGACAGCAAACCAATATAAGGAATTCATCCCCGGCACAACATGGAACGCCAGCGCGCTTGGGGTATCAAGCACCCGATTCTTTTGGAGCACTAACTACTGGGTGAGTTCAACCACTATTCCTAATACGGGATCACCGGGCACTGCTTTTTTTACAACTTCCAATGTTAAGTTAATGTGGGTGACTAACAATTCAGGAGCAGACGTAACACCCGATCCCATTCGGATCACAGATGGCACGACATGGGTTGATTTTAAGCCTCCCAATTTTGGGCAGATTGACACAACCAACTTTCTTGTGCAATGCCTGGCCCTTCTTCCTTATCGGGGTAGGATGGTAGCATTTAATACCTATGAAGGCCCCGCTCTTTCAGGTGCAACGCACTTTTACAATCGTATTCGCTGGTCAACTATTGGCAACCCTTTCATAGCCTATAGCAATGCGGTTCCTCCAAATACCCCATCAAAAGGGTCCTGGAGAGATGACATTAGGGGACAAGGGGGATTTCTTGATATTCCCATCAACGAAGACATCATCTCCGTGGGCTATGTCCGCGACAATCTCGTTGTTTATTGCGAGAGAAGCACATGGCAACTAAGGTATACCGGAAGGTCTATTTCCCCTTTTCAGATCGAGAGGATCAACAGCGAATTGGGTGCACAAGGGCCTTTCTCTACCATTCAGTTTGACACCTCCCTTGTAGGGATCGGCGATAAGGGTATTGTAGAGTGCGATAGTTACAAGTCCGAATTGATCGATATCAAGATCCCTGATTTCGTTTATAAGTTCCAAGGTTCATCAAGTACGAATGAATCCACTTATCGCGTACATGGCATTAGGGATTTCCAGAAAAGACTAGCGTACTGGACAATCCCAATTCAATCCCAATTTGACGGCAATTTATCGTCTGCAAATCAGATTTTTCCCAATACACGCCTGGTTTACAATTACGAAAATGATTCTTGGGCAACTTTTAACGATTCGCTCACAGTTTTGGGAACCTATCAGCCGCTCGAAGCTAGCCTTTCCTGGCTCGAAATTCCACAAACGTGGTTAGAGTGGCCCTACCCCTGGATCAACCAACCTGGGGGCGTTCCTTTGATTATAGCGGGCAACCAGCAGGGATTCATTGAGCAGTTAGACGGATTAGATACCAACGACGTAAGCCTTTTCATATCGAACCTTACACAAGGCACAACCGTCACGGTCACCTCTCCTAATCACAACTTGACGACGCCGCAAAACGATTACAACGTAGATTATGTCATAGGCATTAGCGGTATTCCGACTGGATCCCCCTTCTCTAGTCTGAACGGCGGTATTTATGCCGTTGAGGTTATCGACGCCAACACCTTCAACATCTTTGGTTATGACATGGGCGATAACGTCTTTGATGTCGTTATAGTTGCCACGCCAGCGGGAACATATCAAGGCGGTGGGCTAATCAACATAGCCGAAAACTTCTATGTCAACAGCAAGAAGTTCAACTTCCTAGATGAAGGGCAGAACATCCAACTTGGGTATATAGACGTTTTGACGACCTCGGGAACCAATGCAGCGGCAGCTATAGCATTAAATGTGTTCTTGAACTACGACACACTCAATCCTTCCAACGTCTTACCAAACAACCTCATCAACAGCGTAACCGATCCAAACACAGCCGACGACTTTTTTAATACTGTCATTCCTCTAATACCTTCGGTTTATGCAGTAGCCCCAGAGGGAACAAAGTTTTGGCAAAGAGTTTATTGCGCCACACGTGCCAACTTCCTCACGATTCAATATTGCTTCACGAACGCACAAATGGCGAGCAACGCACAAGTTACAACCGTGCAACTAGACGCACAAATTTTATGGATTCGCAAAGCGGGCAGAATGACCCAGCTATAAGGAGACTTTATGACTCTATATCAACCTGGAATTCCAACGGGAACAGTCCCTTTAAACCAGGATTATCTCAACATTCAAAAGAATTTCACTCAACTTAATAATACCTACCTTATTGATCATGTAGCTTTTAATGTACTTTTGAATAATGGTTATCATAAATCTGTTCACTTGGTTTCGCAATCAACAACAGCGTCGAATCCTCCTAATAACCAGCCAGTCGTTCCTCCAGCAACAACCGCAGGAGTAGGACAGGTATTTAGCTCTCAGATTAACAACGGGTTGGTTACAGATACAGCACTTTATTATTTGAGCGGAAATGGGATTGTGACTCAACTTACTACTCCTACAACCTTAGCACCTTCGCCTATTGCTAACGGTTATACATATTTACCTGGCGGGTTGATTTTGCAATGGGGAACCGTTACCACAGCTCCTCCCTCGTCAGCGCTAACAGGCACAGTTACTTTTCCCATAAATTTTCCTAATAATATATTTATGGTTAATGCAACAAGCCACGGAAATACTTCAGGGGGACTTGCTTCAGTAAATATAAGAACAACAGCAATTGGGCCTCCTTCAACATTTGGATGGCTATACTCAAGCACTGGTGGCAGTGCTGGCTTTAATGGTTTCTACTGGGTAGCAATAGGCAACTAATGACAACCCTCTCTTCCGACAGCCAAAACCTAGAAAGCTACATCCCAGTATACGACACCGTCCCCGAAAAGTGGGAAGATGGCAGGCCTTTTATCGTAGAGCAGTTGAAGGCGTTGGCGAATGCTGTAAACGTTCGAGAAATAGGCTTTTTTCTAGATCAAGAACTCTTGACGGGAAAGGCGTTCATACCTGGAACGAATGATATCGCCCAGGGAGGCACCTCCCAAACTCTAAGAACTGTGCTACGTAAAGTTATAATCTTTCCAGGCTTGACAGTGGGATTAAATACACAGGCGCATGATATCACGATTGATTTCAACTTTACGCTTATTCAAATGTTTGGGGGAGCAACAAACGCAACAGCTTTCACGGGAGAGCCATTGCCCAATGGGCCGGATACGATTAGTTATGACGCCAACAACGTTTACGTTACTGTTGCTGCTGCTTATGATAGATGTTATATAGTTATTGAATACCTTCAGGAATTATAGGAGAATTTTATGGCAGATTTTTTTGATTGGATAAACCCCTTTAGCAAGAAAAACCCATTTCACCAAGCAGCTTTTGGGACAGACGAAATTAGAGAAAACGTATCTACGCTAAGACCAGAGCAGGAGCCGCTATATCAACAAGCAGTTAATTCCGGTTTGACAAGAGGAGCAGGCGGTGCTTTTGGAGAATCGGCAGATTATTACCGAGATCTCCTGAGTAATGATAGTAAAGACTATCAAGCTTTTGCGGCCCCTGAAACGAGAAACTTTTATGAAAACACTATCCCAAATCTTTCAGAGCAGTTTGCCGGAGGAGGAGGGGGACAGGGTAGCTTTTCGAGTTCAGGCTTTCGAAATGCGGGGATTCAAGCGGGTACAGACTTATCAGAAAGGCTGGGCGCCATAAGAGCTAATCTAAGAATGGCAGGCGCTCAAGGTTTACAAAATGCGGGTCAAATTGGCCTTCGTCCATATAGTCAGAATATGGTTACAGAACCAGGAACTACTGGTTGGGTCGCTCCTTTCGTTGGTGCGGCAGGAAATGCAGCCGGCGTTGCAGCAGGTCAAGGTCTTGCTAATGCGTGGGGAGGCAATAAGGTAGGCGGCGGAAATTACAATGGACAGAAGATGTTTTAGGAGGTTTTTGTGGCCCAAAGAATTAAACAAGGTAATATTTTCGGACGGATAGGAACAGAATTCGGCAGGGGTTTAGCTGAATCTATTCCAAAAGAGATTGAAAGGACAAGGCTTGCTCAAGGCCTTGAGGATCTTAACAGCCAAAGCAATTTAACTAACCGAGAGTACTTTACTCGCGCCCTTAGCGTTCCTGGGCTTTTGGATCGCCCTCAAGTTGTACAAAGCTTAGGACAGTTGGCAAGAGAACAAGGAGCGAAAGAAGGATTTAAAAAAGGGTTCGCCCGTGGGGAAACGACTACTTCAGCATCTCCCAACGCCGCACAACCAGGAACTCCAATACCTGTTGGAACTATTCCTGGGCAGCCCGCAAGTAAACCTCATGCAGGTTTAAAATCCGAAACGACCAAACTTGTTGAGCCAAATGAAGTAGGACAGCCCCAAGTTGTCCCCGATAATCCAACAAACAAGAAATATCTGCCAGCTAAACCATGGACTCCCGAGGAAATGTCGAATGAAATTGGAAGATTAGCCGAACAACATCCCAACTTAACATATCCTGAAATAAGAGATTTAGCAAAAGAAAATGAACAAAGATTTATAAATGCCCCTGAAGCGGAAAAGGCTCAATTAAATCAAAAGAGAGAAACCCAAGATAGGTTAAGAGATAAATTTAAAGGTTTGTTAGAGCTAAAATTACAAAAAGAAGGCAAAGAAGTTTTTGGTGACATTTCTGGTCCTATGCAAAACAATATTATTAGAGGGATGGAAAGGGATATCGTTGAGCATCCCAATCGCTCCGAGGATGATGTAGTAAATACTTGGACGGAAAGAGCTTTGGACTTGGCAAAAGCAAATACACAACTTAAGGCAAAAGGTGCGCAAAGCATTTTTGCTACACCCATACTTTTGAATAAAGAGGGGTACAGAAAAGATCTTGAACAATTAGGTGAAATTTACAAACGCGCAGGAAATTCCGAGGAGTTTTATAATCAGCTACAGGAGCTTTTTGGAATGTCACCAATAGGTGCGGCTTCAATTGCTTATGCAAGAAATAAAAACATTAAATCTTATATCAGCAATATTTCTCCAGCATCATTTCAAGCAACACCCGACCCAGAAAAGAATACAAAAAAAGGCAGATCTAGGGCCGTTGAAATTGAAAGGCTAATTACCCCCCAAGACAGTATATTAGGAATAGTTAGAGATTTGATGGAAAAAGATCCTTATTTTGACAAAACGGCTTTTGTGTCTCAATTAATAGAAGATCAAGATCAAATCGGATTGACAGAAAGACAAAGAAGAGAACTGGGCAATGCCGGCCAATTCTCATCTTCTTGGGGAGACTTATTCATACTACCATTCTTTAGGAGCATCAAATGACAGGTTACTTAAGACCCGATGAAAGAGCGGCGAATGCTAAAACCAAAAGGGTTGAAGGCGCCAAAAGGCTGTTAGAAGGAGGAATAAAAGGAGTTGCTGGAGCTGCCGCAGGCACTGCATTAGCTTCTAAGGTTTTACCTTGGTTAAGCGAATACATTCCCACAGATCTAGCCATGAAAGGACTAAATAAGATTTCTCCTAAACTTGGAGAGATTTTGAGAAAGGGACAAGAAGCAGGATTAGACCTTAAAGAGGGATTCGATTTCATTAAAAGCAAAGCAGAACCAAAAGAAGAGGAAACCCCCAAAGAAAATCGCAGCATCATCGAGCAATATTCTCCCGAGCTTCACCAATTTTTAGACCAAGAGATCAAGAAAGGCCGTGACGTTCTACAAGCCGGTGCGCTCGCCCAAAACGATAAGCGTTTCATGAAGATCATCGATAAGATCCAAAAGGATCATAAAACTCCATGGTCTGCCATTCTTCAAAGCGTCTTCGGTGGTGGCCCTAGTCAGGCTACGCAATCACAGCAAGCAACGCCTACGAGAGACCTGCTGAGGCAACAAGGCCAACAGCAGCAGCCACAACAAGGCGGATTAGACCCTGAGTTAGCTTCCTTATTGCAGCAAGGAAACTCGATCTTAAGTAAATTCAGAGGCAACCGTGGATGAGCTGATTGATTTTGTCGAGAGACTTATGGATTACATTCAAAGAAATGGCTCTCGATTAAATCCCGAAACTCAACGCGCTCTTGCTGAATTTTTGAGGCAAGCGTTTGAGATAATAGAACTTGCAGGAGCCGAACAGGAGCCTCCAATCCAAGGAGGCGGCCAGCGTCCAGCCGTTCCAGCAGGAATGCCAAGCAGCAACGTAAAGGGCATGAACTACGACCCAAAAACAGGTAACATGTTAGTCCAATTCCTCGGCAAGCACCCCAACCAAAACGGGCCTGTCTATCAATATCCTAACACTCCTCCCGTTATAGCCGAACTCTTGCAATCGGGAGCTGTCCCGGCTAGAACGGATGGACAAAACAAATGGGGCAAATGGTGGAAGGGTAAAGTCCCGAGCGCAGGCGCTTCCGTGTTCACGCTTCTAAAGGATAGAGGGGCTCCGTATCAAAGATTAAGCTAGTCCAATTCTTGCGCAACGGTATATCCAAGCTTTTCAAGACGTTCAATAATGCCATCGCGGGTGAAAAAAAAATAATAACCTTTATGTTTTCCTTTAAGCATATTAGTCGCTTCATGAAGAGTAATATCAAACAATTCTGCTACCTGTTCGCGCGTAAACTTTCTCTCTCGCAAGAGAATACATAAAACAGTCTCAAGAAAATATCCGTTGATGTTATTGACTATATAAGAAAGTTTTGAATCTTGTGAAGAAAACCCTTTTTCTAATTTGTGCTTTCTAAGCTTAATAACATTGGGTTCAATGGTATCATCAAATTTCTTTATTTCTCTCTTCTTCTTAGGAAGAGGCCAGCGTTGATTAGGGACAGTTTCGAATTTAAGGGGTTTTTCTGGTATCAAGCCGGCGTCTTCAAGTTTTTGCTTATTCTCTTCTTCCGACTGTTTTATTTTTCCATATCTAGCTCTTCCAAATTCTTTCATTTTTTTGCCAAGCGTTTAATAAGCTCATGATTTTTCTTAAGGACTTTTCTAATAGCCCGATCGCGCAAAGCGTCTAATTCATCTGCTGGCGTAATGTCATCAAGCCCTTCGCCAAGAGTAGTATCCCACAGTGCAATTTCAGCATTTCTTTCTTCGTTGTCGCTAACTTCAAGAAAATCTTTTATGACTTTCTCGTATGTCTCTTCTTTAATAAGATTAAGATCTCTTAGATCTTTGCCCATTTCAATAAGATTATTTTTTAAACGACTTTCATTTTTCGTAAAATGTTTTTGATCATTCTTCTGTTTTTCCATATTTCTCCTCAAAACATTTAAGAGTATTCGCAAATACATCATCAAATCCTGAAGGAACTAAAGAATTAATTACATATCTATAGAGATGTGTTTTTTCTTTATGAGGGCTACTCATTATTATGCGCTGAATGGTTGTAGTAAGGAGCATGATGGCATATAAGTCATTAGCTTGTTTTCCTTCTAGAGCCTCGGGTATATAACAATTATATATATTATTTTCAATTCTGTCTGAATCGGCTCTTATCTGAAATTCTAAAACTTTTTTAGATATATGATCCAAAGTGTCTAAATAATAATCTTCTTTTTTCAAATGTGCTCCAGATAAACAGTAATAGCGTCAAGTATCCATTGATTTCTAGAAAAATTGCCGATGCGCTTTTTCCTATTCTTGTCGATCTTATCGATCAGCTTTTGGGGGATTCTCAAAGTGAACCGAATCTCCTCCTTTTGGGGTAATACTGGAGGCCAATTTTCAAGATTGCTTAACATTTTTTTAAGCGCAGAGATTTTATCGGGTTTCATTTGACACCAGTGACACCATAATTTGTGCAACAGCATCTGCAAAAACTCAATTGATGTCAAGCAGTCCACAATTTTCCTAGTCATTAAAATAAATATTTGATAGCGTGAATTTAGCGTATATGGAGTCGCTCTCCAAGGGCTGTAGTACGAAATCGCCCCCGTAGTAGTTGAAGTATCTAATTAGATGAACTTATTCAAATAACTCTATGGAGGCAATTTATGACCGCAGGTCTAGGTAATACCGCTCAAGGAACTCCCTTCGCAACGGGCGTTGACGCTTATGTTTACCCACAATTCATCGGTTACGCTCAAAGAGCGCCGACCACAAAAGATATCTATAACCCAGGGACGAGATGGCAAAACAACGCAGTCAATCCTCCCCTCATTTATGAAACAACAGGCGCAGGCGTTTGGAATACAGCGGGAGGCAATTTAGCTACAACCACAACCGCCGGAGAAGTCTTCCTTGCTACGCTTGCTCAGACCGAAGGCGGAACAGCCCCAAACTCAACCTACGTGGCTTCTGCTAACAACGTTTTCACTTATGTTCAATCCGTAGTCCTTGCCGGAGCAAACATTGCTCAGACAACCGTTACAGGTATCGTTAACCTCGCCACTAATGCTCAGGCTGTAGCCGGAACGGCAACCGTTCCTGGTGTTACTGCTCTAGCGGTTCAACCCTCTAACTTAGCGTCTGTATTTGCTGCCGCTCCAGCTATTGGAGGCACAACTCCAGCAGCAGGAACATTCACAACCCTAACATCCGTTGGTACTACAAGCCTTAACGCGACGGGTACAGCAGCGACAACAATTGGCGGCTCTTCTGGAGCAATCACAATCGCAACAGGTGCCGGTAACTTTTCGTTGACTGGTGGAGGAAATACTGTAGGCATTGCCAATGACGCAGCCGCCAACATCGTCACTATCGGTTCGACCACGGGCGCGGCATCTCTTGCCTTACAGGCCGGAACAGGAAACTTCACGCTGAATGGAGCGGCGACAACAACTTACGCCGTAGGTGCTTCGACTACTTCAGGTACTATCACCATCGGTGGAACGGCACAGACTGGTAACATGATCCTAGGCAGCTCTTCCGGCGCAAATACTTTGGCTCTCGCTAATGGTACAGGTGCTACAACCTTGAATCTGGCAATCAACCAGGCAGCTGGAGCAATTGTAGCCGGAACAGGCATGACCACAGGAACCATCACTATTGGCGGTACGGCCCAGACTGGTACAATAACATTAGGCAGCTCATCGGGGACAAATAGTATTCTGATTGGTAACGGCGCAGGCGCATCAACCGTTAACATTGCCAACGTTCAGGTTGCGGGCGCAGTAAACGTAGGCGCAGCCATGACAACTGGGGTTATCACCATTGGCGGCACTGGTGCCATGACTGGAAACTTTGTCTTAGATCCATCTACAGGCGCACAGACAGTTACCTTGGCCAACAATAACGGCGCTAAGACTATCAACATTGGTAACGGCGTTTCAGGAAACACAATTTCCTTAGGCAACGGCGTCAATACCTCTGCTCAAGTTGTTAATATCGCTGGTGGTGCAGCAGCGGCAAACTCTACAGTAAATATCTTAAGCGGTGTTTCGACCGCAGGAACCCAAACCGTAAATATCGCAACGGGTGCCGCAGCATCTACGACAAACATTGGTAATGCAACAGGAGCATCTGCCCTTGTACTTAAGACTGGTACCGGAAACTTTTCGCTAGACGGAGCAGCGGCTACAACTTATTCGGTTGGGCCAAGCACTACAACAGGTACTATCACCGTCGGTGGAACGGCCCAGACTGGTACAATGACCCTCGGCTCTTCTTCCGGAACTAATATCGTTGCAATCGGAGCAGGCGCGGGAGCTACAACCGTTAATATCGCCAACGCCAACACAGCTGGTGCTATAAACGTAGGTGCAGGATTTACTACCGGAACCATCACCATCGGTGGAACAGCACAGACTGGTAATATGGTTTTGGGTAGTTCTTCAGGAACAAATACCTTCACTATCGCAGGCGGTGCAGGGGCCACAACCCTTAACATTGCTAACGCCCAGGTGGGCGGCGCGGTCAACGTCGGCGCAGGCATGACCACAGGAACCATCACCATCGGTGGAACAGCACAGACTGGTACAATGACTCTAGGTTCTTCTTCCGGCACTAACAATTTATTGATTGCTAATGGATCTGGAGCTACAACTCTAGCCCTTGCCAACGTACAAGTTGCCGGATCGGTTTCGATCGGGGCGGCCATGACTACTGGTACTATGACCATTGGATCGACGGCGGCAGGAACGGGCCTAATAACCCTATGGGGCGGCACTGGCGCACAAACCATCAACTTCGCCAACTCAACCGGCGGAAAAACAGTTGCGATAGCGACAGGCGCCGGAGCCAATACGGTTTCTATAGGATCTACAAACACCACTTCGTCAACCACAATTAACGCAGGAAGTGGCGACACTCTCGTTACTGGTTGCAACTTAAGAATTGTGACGGCTGGTCACCAATTGCAAGTTAAGGGTAGCACAGTAACGGACTTTATCGGATCAGGTACGCTTACTTTAGGCACCGTAACGATTGCCAACACCAACATCGCGGCGGCTGATAAGATATTCTTGCAAAGAACAGCTTCTAATGGCTCTGTAACGTTAGGTGAACTCACTTATACGATAAGTGCTGCAACGAGTTTCACGGTGACTAGTTTGATTTTAGGAACGCCTGCGTCAACGCAAACGGCGGATGTCTCAAGCTTTTCATATTTCATCGTTCGTCAAATATAGATTTTAATTAGGAATTCCTGCTACAAAACGCAGGAGTTCCTAAACCACAATGTAAAGGTAAAATATGAAATTCATCAACAGAATCGAGTTAAAATTAGAAAACTTCGAAAAATGTTTCATCGTATGCGATCAAGATTGCCAATGGGGAAATATTTATGACTTTGCTACAGGTATAAAGACGTTTGCCGCACAAAAGATCCAAGAAGCCGAAGAAACAAAATTGCAAGAGAAGCAAGAAAACAAGGAATAGTTATGTCCGATGAAACAAGCAGAGTTCAATGCGTTTTAAAAGCTCAGTTTAACCCTGCTTCGTTGACGGGGACATATCAGGCCATGAATGGCGGGGGATTCAGCGATACGGTTAAGATCTTGAAAATCTATAACCCGAGCGTTTCCGTTTCCATAGATGTCAGCTTAGATGGTGTCAACGACCATGATTTTATCCCCCCTCTAGGCACTTTGATAGTGGATTTCCAGACAAACCATTACGACGGTGCAAACTGGGGATCGGGCACTCTGAATATAGCTAGAGATCAAATCCTTTATGGAAAAACAGCAGCACAACCGACCTATCTACAAATCGTAGGTTATCGCTAAATGAGCCAGTTTTCTGTTGGTACAGCAGCTTATGTTCTCCCAGGAAGTGTTGCGCAAAGCTTTGTCACGCAATCCGGCACAGCCGTTCCTGTTGCAAATTCTCTGACAATTAATGGAGCCAACGGCATAACTACTAGTGCATCAGGAAGCACGGTTACCATAACGTTGGCGGAAAACACGCTCACAGGAACCGTAACAACGGTGGGGGCTGTTGGGGGAACTTTGATTTCATTTACTCCCGTAAATAATAAAGGATTTTCATTACAAGGGTTAGTCGTTGGGTATGACACGACAAACAATGTCGTTATAGGTGGAGAGGTTATAGCCGTTGGTAGGAACTCTAGCGGAAATGTGGTAATAGTTTCGCCCCAAAACAACTCAATATCTTATGATCCCGCTTTAGCTCCAGGAAACTTTTTTGTATCCCAAAGCGCCGGAAATGTGACTTTAGTTGTCGCCGGAGTGTCGGGGTATACAATAAATTGGAGCGGCTATTTGAATGTTAATCAATCTCCATAGGTAAAATATGAGTGGCTTTAGCAATGGCACAGTCTATGGGAGTAACGTAGACTTCACGGGAAACACACAACCCACACCTCAAATTATATCCAATGGACAATTGCTCATCGGTTCTACCACATCTCCAAATATTCGCGCTGGAAGCTTAACATCTTCTGATTCTTCTATAAATATAACTGTAGGCGCAGGAACAATAGACCTTAGAAGTAGTAGCGCATTACCAAATAGTTTTACAACAGATTCTGGAACGGCGAATCCTTCAGGAAACGTTCTCAAGATTGTGGGAGGAAACGGTCTTAATACAACAGGATCATCAAATATTGTAACCGTTTCACTACCCTCTGCTGCTAGTACTGGCGTTATTCTTAGAGCAAGCGGCACTAACTGGGTCGCTACTACGACAACCTATCCCACGACGACTACGATTAACCAAATACTTTATTCCTCATCCGCAAGCGTTGTGGCGGGCCTAACAACGGCCAATAGTGCGGTTCTTACTACAACATCTTCGGGCATTCCACAGCTGACAACATTAGCTACTGATGGGCAACTGATTATTGGGTCAACTGCGGGAGCACCTGCTGCCGCAACTTTATCGGCCGGTACAGGAATTACAATCACGAATGCATCCAACTCAATTACGATTTCTTCATCTTCAAGCGGTTTTAGTTGGACAGATGTAACAGGTGCGACTCAAACAATAGCCGCAGAAAACGGTTATATTACAGATAGAGGAGGAGGTGTAACTTATACACTTCCTGCTTCTGGATCCCTTGGAGATACCTTTATTATTGTGGGCAAATCGGGAATAGCAACGATTACACCATTAGCACTTCAACAATTATTAATTGGCTCGGTTTCTGGTACAGCTGGAATAACAGGCACGGCTGTTTCAAATAATGCGGGTGATTGTATAACTTTTGTATGTACAACATCTGGCTCTTCTACGGTTTGGCGCGCCACTTCAGTTGTTGGAAACTGGACTTTAAGTTAAAGGAATTTATGGCCGGAACAAATAATGCAGCTAATTATCAAACAACGCAACATAATACCCTTGTTGGTGCTGCTAATAATCTTATTACAAATGTATCTACAGGAACTACTGGTCAAGTATTAACAAGTAATGGCGCATCTTCTGATCCAACATATCAAAACGCAGTAAATTTAACTTCATCGAATGGTTATTTTTATCTTAATACTGCTGTCACAAACGTTACCGGAGATGGAACTACATATACTATTTTATATGATACTACAAGATTTCAGAATGGATCTGACATAAGTTATAATTCTGGAACTGGAGTTTTCACAATTAATACAACAGGTATATATTATTTCTGTTGGTTTATCAGTGTAGGAAATCTTGGTTCTGGACATACTCAATTACTAGCCAACTTAGCTTTTCCTTTTAGTGGTCCGAGTTTTTATGCAAACCCTTATGCTATGTCCAATCAAACGACAAATTTACAAGCTTGTTATGGAGCTTCGGCGGCGATATCTATAAGTTCGACGAATACATTTAAGGCTATTGTGCAAGTAAGCGGTAGTTCGAAAACTGTAACAGCTTCCGGAAATACTGGCTCTTCTACATTTAATGATACAAATTACTTAACATATGTAAGGTTATCATAATGGCCGGTACAAACAATTGTTTAAATTATCAGACCACCACTCATAATGTTCTTGTGGGGGGGGCTAATAATGGTATTACAAACGTTTCTACAGGATCTTCAGCTCAAGTATTAACAAGTAACGGAGCTTCTGCAGATCCTGCTTTTCAAAGTGCTTTTACGACATCCACTAGAGGATTTGGATTAAGATCTGGAATAGCTAACGGAACTGGTGATGGGACTGTTGAAAATATAGTTTATGACACTGTGATACATACTAGCGGAACAGATATAACGCTTAGTTCAGCAACATTCACTGTTAACACGACAGGAATTTATCAATTTGATTGGCTTGTAAGTATGAACAATCTCATTTCATCTCATACTCAATTTATTGGAACCTTTAATTTTACTGCTGGTGGTCCTCAAATCTTTTGCAATCCATTTGCAATTTCAAATCAAACCACAGGAAAGCAATTTTGTTTAGGCGCCTCTTTTTCTTTATCATTAGCTGCAACAAATACTTTCACGCTTCAAGTTCAAGTTAGTGGTGGCACAAAAACAGCTCGTATTTCCGGATGGAATAATGGATCTCCAGCAAATACTTACAACAACTATTTCACGTATTTTAGGATAGGATAACATGAGCCAATTTTACGTTCAATCAAACTCTGGCGGGGGCCTTCCTAGCAATGTTCCGACTAGCTTTGTTACAGACATGGGAACAGTTATCCCTGCCGCAAACGTTGTTAATGTAAATGGGGGTCCAGGAGTTACTGTAAGTGCAAACCCTAACAACAGCAATAACATGGTTATTTCTGTGTCAGCATCTGGAGGCCCTCACTGTTTAGTAACCCAATTCTCTTCAAACGGATCATTTACCCCTAATGCGGGATCTGTGTTAATGGCTGTTTATGCAATAGGTGGCGGCGGAGGAGGCGGTTCTGGCAGAAGAGGAGCTATCGGCTCAAATAGAGCCGGAGGAGGAGGCGGAGGAGCTGGCGGAGTTTCTTTTGTTTATTTAAATCCTGCCCGCGTTATAGCCGGAACTTCTGTAGTAATAGGACAAGGGGGGACAGGCGGAGCGGCTATAATGACAGATGACACTGACGGAAATGCCGGAAATATAGGCACATCAACAACCTTTGGCGGTAGAACTTTAGGAGTTTTCGGACAAGGGGGTGGTGGTGGATCTACTTCTGGAGGACAAGGAGGAAGTGGCGCAATAGGTACAATGATTATGATGCCATCGACCGAACAAGATGGAGCATCAGGATCTGTAACCGCAGGCAACTCTCCTTTAAGCGGATTTATTGGCCCGTCTGCGGGGGCTGGTGGTGGCGGCATAGATACTTTTAATACTTCCTACAATGGGGGAACGGGTTCCAATGTGTTATTAGGAGAAGCTCCAAATAACACAATTTTTCCTCAAGTTTTTGGTGGTGCTCCAGGAGTTGCTCCTGGAGGAAATGGAGTTTCGGGATCAAATACTAGTGGTGTTTCTTCTTACTTTGCTACGGGTGGAGGTGGAGGCGGGGGTGGAGCTGGTAATAATGCGGGTATAGGAGGAAATGGCGGAGCTGGAGGTTTATATGGCGCTGGCGGTGCTGGTGGAGGCGCTTCAGTCGATAGTTTTAATTCCGGAGCTGGAGGCAATGGTGCTAATGGATTTCTAATGGTTTTAGAATGGTTTTAGAAAGTCTATGAAATATATTTATCTGATCGCATTCATCCTTATATCTTGCCAATCTCTTCCCCTCATCATCAAAGAAGCCGAAGAAATAGCCGTCGACGAAGCTATAGAAATGAAGGTCCACAAAGAAAAAGATTCCTTAAATTTCTCGCTTGATGTAAAGAAAGAAGAAACATCAGCAACAGAAAAGTAGGTTTATATGCCATTAGAAAAAGGCAAATCAAAAAAAGTTATCGGGCACAATATCAAGGAAATGGAGGCGAGCGGCCACAAAAGGTCTCAAGCAATTGCTGCAAGTCTCAATGAAGCTCGTAAATCAGGAGCTAAAATTCCAAAAAAAGGTAAAAAGTGAAACTTACTGAAACATTAGTGATTTTACCTGGAAAAGACCTTGATACAATGTTAAAGAGGGCTTATGCCATGGGAAAAGAAAGACCAAAAGAAACTGATGATAATAGACATTCCATTAAGCAATGGGAAGAATGGAGACAACGAGCAGTTTGGGATCTGTATGATGACTTCAAAGACAGCATAAGTCGTTATGAATTTAAACTGGATTTTGGAAATAAAGAGAACTCATAGGAAAAAATAAATGGATAAGTTAATCCGTAAAGTGGAACGCGAAGTTCCTAAAAAAAGTAAAGCCCACAAAGATCTTAAGCACCTCGAGCACGAGGATAAGAAACGCGATAAGGTTTGCGCGCTCGGCGCCAAGAAAATGGCCTTGAAGAAAAAATCGAAGTAATGTTATTCAGAGATTGAAGCAATTTTTCATCGTTCTCCCAAGGGGTCGAGGGAGGGTGCCTTAATCACCCTCCCTTTACTTTTTTCAGGGATGAAGGCGTATTTGAATAGGAGAAGAATAAGTTCCTTCCACTCGATGTATGTGTTCAATGTGTAATTTGCCTCCTCTTAAAGGCAAAAGTTTTTCACAAGTAAATATCGAAATAAAGCAAAAGCAAATCGTAAATACAATGGATTTTCCGACAAAAATTGCTAGTGACATGTAATCCTCCAAGAGGTTGTTGTTGGTTTTCTAAATTGTTCTAGGTCTAAGTTTTTCAAAACAGGTATTTTCGTATAGTCTACATTGCCTTTCCTTTGATATGAACACAAGGATACACCTCCTCCCTTTGTGGCACATTCTCCACTTAAGAAAATGAGCTGCCTTCTTAGCTGTTCCTCTTCCTCTTCTAAGTCTTTCTTGGCTTGCTGTATCAATCTCCATTGTAAAGCATATCTTGACCATATGGGATCGTTCCTTTCGACGTAGTCGTTTTCTTCTGTTTCAGGAGGTATTTTATTCATCAAGCAATCATAAAACCTCTTTTCTTCTATAATCATTTTCTTGATGTATTCCTCATCCTTCTGGACTTCAACAATGACTCCGTCAGCACCATCAAAGCTAAAATAATAGGCAAAAGAGACACCAGCAACATAAATCTGATGCTGTAACTGTGGATAATAATGGTCAGGCACTCGTCCTGATAAGGCTGTAGCATGGTCTTTTTCTCCAGGGCATTTTATTTCGATTATCTTTGTTCCGACTTCATTCATGCCGTCCAATGAAGCCATAACCCAATCTTTGACTAGGACGACAGGTTTCATTGTAAGACGTGTTTTCATGTTGAACAGATCTCTAGCTATCGGCTCAAGATCTATTCCCCTTTGCATCCTTTCATTAGGTGGCATAGGGGGTTCATCCGAAAGCTTTTCATAATAAAGCTGGAGTTTTGTCTTCCAGGGATTGGCGCCCATTATGGAATTCGCATCCGTCGCCGTCACTTTTGTTTTTCTTAAAGCAAGCCATTCGTCACTTCCTTGGACTATATCTTCTAATATTTTTGCTGATGCTGTCATAATTTAACCTTCTTTCCAAATACTCAATATGTTTATTAAGCGCTATAACCTTGTTGGCGAGAATACCTGCGACAAAAGTCGCAGGACATTCTACAGTCTCGAGCCATTCGCTACTTTGCTCTTGAATTTCTCTGATAATCTCTTCACCAGTCATCGGGCCTCCGCCAGAGACGCCTCTGTTTTAAATTCAACTCTCTGTGCCAAGTGGTTAGCCTCCATATTTTTTACCGCTGCCTCTTTCATTCTTTGGTACATTTCGCTTGGTAGGTCGGAAAGATTTTCGGTATTGTATTGTTTCTTGATGTGCGAGTAAACCCAAATTTTATATTGGGGTTCACATTCATCGAGCACATTTTTAAGGTCGTCGGCTTGCTCTTTGGATATCTTGGATATGGGGATAATAGCAGCGCTTGTTTTCTGCCTAAAAGGGGCTTGCGCTTTCTCTCCATCGTCATCTTCAGGAGCAACACCAACAAGAGCGGAAAGCGAATACCTACGAAAATAAGTAAGGGCCGATCCGGTTGTTTGGGGATCATTCTTAGCTAAAGGAATGAGGACTTCACTTCTGATCCATTGGCCGCTTGCGTGACCCAATAGAGATATTAAGCAAAGGCCTTCTGGCTTCGTCTGTGGAAATTGGATGATAGAAAGGCCATTATCGCTCAACGCGTCGCGGCAGGCGTCCCAAACGCTTGATAGGTCGGCATATTTGCTTTTGAAGAAGGGATTGGCTTTGTCTTTAGATGCTGGCTGGATCTTGCCTTGTGCCTTGGCTAAGGCTCCAAAGATCTCGTTAACATTTGGGCTCATTGTGGTTTCTAAATTCATATTGCTCCTGTGAACCATCCGGAAATTCCGGACAGTTGGTTAAGTTTTACTTTGCTAAAAACCAACCGCAGCAATATGATGATTGCCGCAGTGGCCTGATAAGTCTTGGCGGACTCCTTCTTTATGTTCATGTCACTGCTCTTTTTCTATGTAAAGCGGTTTTACCTCGTAATCTTTCCAATTACATGTCCACTCTTCATCTTCGGCATCTTCGTTAATGATGGGCCATTTAACAAGATATTCATTTTCATCTTCATCTTTCGCAAATGCCACATAGTGGTAATCGTTAATTTCCTCTGAAAGATAGGCCTGTTGCTGTAGATACAATATTTTTTCTTTATATTTCACTGTATTCATTTTGTTCTCCAAATTTTTTTGTTTTCACTTGGCTCACCGCTACAACCTGCTGCTTATTCGGCAGTCACCAGGGAGACTAGCTCGCTTTGATAACAGAAATATAGCAAAAAACATAAATATATTTCAAGCAAAAAAACAGGAATGCCAAACTTTTTGTTTTTGACAAAAAAAATAGCATTGATTAGGATGTAGTCGAATGCAGGAGGTATTTATGAATTTACGCGTTTATCTTGCTACAAAAAATATGAAGGTAAAAGAGTTTGGCAAGCTGATAGATTATGCTCCTTCCTATATTTCGGGTGTAATGACCGGTAATTTTAAGCCAGGAAAAAAATTTATCAAGACCATAGAAAAGGCTACCGACGGCAAGGTGATAATTTTAGATCCAGTGCCCGAAACGATAGAAGAAATACAGAAAACAGGATAAGAAAAGGCAGATTATAAGGGCGATTCTTTTGGGAGATTTCGGAACTTTAAACCATCCCGAACTCTTTATGTGAGAAAAAGCAAAAACATAAGGATGGTAAGTGATATCCCAATAAAGCTCATCATCACCAAAAAGTCCGTCCATGACATATGCCACCTTTTTGTCATAGGTAACTTATCAAGCTTTTATTGACAACAGATATTTTTAAATAAAAATCTTCTTGTCCGGATTGGCCTTGATAGGATAAATATACGCTATCCAAAAAAGGAGCCTATGATGATCCGCCAAGATTTTTCAGACCTGCCGCCTAGATATTTTCTTATGCTTGCAATGGATAAGTTAGCAAAGATCTATTGCTTCCTGTGGGATAAGAAAGATGATCTAAACCGTGTATGTTTTACTTGGAACGACCTAACCAGGTATTACAACAAAAACTCTTTTCGTACGAATCTTCGAAAGCTCAACGATGGAGGGCTATTGAATTACGATGAGAACGAAGAGGGCATAGCAATCGAATTGACAAGCTGGGAAGATATCGACAACGAATTCGAGGATTAAAAATCTGCCAGGTGAGTTTCGGTGGTGAAAGCACCTGGCAGTAAATCCGAAGATTTAAGGGTTATCTCGGCAAAGATGGATTAAGAATAATGAAAATCTGTCTTGATGTCAATGATTTGAAGTGTTAAGGTCTCAGAAAGTGAAAAACCCCACTCGCTAAAGTGGGGTTCTCGGAAACCAAAAAACTCGTCGTGGATGACTTGCTTAAAAGATACCAAGGTTTCCGAGTTTAATGCAACAGCAAAAACAAGGAAATGTCAAAAATGTCCCAAAAAGTCTTTGGTTACTCTCATAGCTTTGATGTTCGCATAGCTAAAATCACCGGCAGCCTTGAAGCAGCCCTTCTTTTCAATCACATTGTCTTTTGGGTTGTACACAACAAAGCCCATGAAAAAAACCTTATTGAGGGAAGAACTTGGACCTTCCAAACGCTTTCTCAGATTGCAAAACAATTGGATTACCTCAGTGAAAAGCAGATAAAATATGCTCTCGCCAAGCTTGTTGATCAAGGGTTTATTATAAAAGGAAAATTTAATAAAAGCGCTTTTGATCACACCCCTTGGTATGCTCTACCCGATGAGTCGATATTGGGATATTCAAATAATTCTTACGTTGGGACAAATTTGTCCCAACGACAGGACACTTCTGTCCCAACCACGAGCCAAAATTGTCCCGACTATATAGGAGAAGATACTAAAAAGAAGATACTGAAAGAAGATACTAAAGTTATCTTGTCCGAACATGCGTTCGGCCTCGCCTCTTTTTTTCTCTCTCTCTTGAAGAATAACAATCCAAGTATCAAAGAGCCTAATCTTGAAGCTTGGGCAAAAGAACTGGACAGGATGATCCGAATCGACAAGAGGGACTCGCAAGAGATTCGCCATCTGATGACCTGGGCGACCGCAGACCCTTTTTGGCACAAAAACATTTTAAGCCCAGCAAACCTTCGGAAGCATTTCGACAGGCTTTTGCTGGAATCTACACAGAAAAGATCTGAGCCGTTCAAGGGCCGAAACGCTACCTACACACCACCCACCCCCGAACAGGCGCAGGAAGAGGACTTAAAACGCGAAATTAAGCCAGCGGAACCGATGCCGTTAGATCAAAGATTGTCAAACATGAAATTATGGTTTCCGGATGCCGAATGGTTAGAGCGCACCGAAAAGATAAAAAAATCCTACGAAAAAGAAGTTAAGGAGTATGAAAAAAGATGGAACGTGAAGCTTACTTAAAGCAAAGTAGAAAAGGGATTGACCCACTCAAAGCTTTCGGATTTACTAACGGGGACAGAGATTCGAATTCTAGATATTATTCAGCAAATCTAGGAGATTGGAGGGCTAGTCCTGAAAGCCAGAAGAAGGTTAATGAATGGCTTAAAAAACCAAGCAACTTTTTGGTCTATTTGGGAAATAGGGGAGTGGGAAAAACGTACTTTTTATGTGCCTTGATATGGTGGCTTTGGGAAAAGGGCGATGAGGTCTTTGCTATACGCTCACATGATTATTTTAATCACATACAGCAAGATATAAGCGAAGGCAAAAACCAATTTAACCAGAACATTAAGCTATCCGACCAGGCATTTTTGATCATTGACGACTTGGGAGCAACTACAAATACAGATTGGCAACAAAAAATGATCGGAGACCTCTTAGATCAGAGATATAATTCTCGCATTCCTACGGTCGTCACCTCTAACCTTTCCCTCAAAGACATGGAAAAAGGATTAGGGTTTAGAACCGCCGATAGGCTTAGCGCATCCGAAAACCTAATCATACAAGATTGGACTGATAGCAAACGCCAACAAGGAATGTAGTGTAATGAAAATGTCCAAAAAGACTACGGTCGCCATGAAAAGATTCGGGGCTTCTCTTAACAGACTTCGAGATGATAACGATCGACTTATTGGTGCTCTTTTTGATTTTAGAGAATATGATGATGGATATAATAAAAAATTGAATCCTGAAGATATGGAAAAAATAAAAGAGTTTGAGTTCCACCTTGAAGAAATCGATCGACTTATTCAAGTTGCGAAACATATCTGGTGTTATTCTGGGTACATAGAGATATTTTTCGATGAGGAGGAATAATTTGATATGATCGCCGGATTTCTTATTTTGGTCTTAATGACGTTGCTTTATTCTAGTAGAATCGGTGGAAAAAAATATCCTTTTGAATATGTAGCCGAAAAGATCGGGGTTTTTGATGTCGATTTTTATAACTGGGCTTTCGGTAAAGACTGGGATATGAAGATGCCATTGATTAAAGTTCTAGAACTTTGGAACGAAAGACACCCCAACATGATACTAAATCCTAATCAGTCGGTATATGATGACATTGACAGAATGATAGCTTTATGGCTAAAAGAGAGACATGGAAAAGATCAAATGGGACCTTCCAAATTTTAAAACCGTAAGCGAAGGTAATAGTTCTCAACACTGGAGCGTGAAAGATGATCGGCGCAAATGGCAGCAATTTCTAATTCGTGCTTTATTTAACTCATGGAACGACGAAATAAAACTTCCTTGTATCGTCAAGCTGACCAGGTTATCTCCCCGCCGCCTTGATGATGACAATAATATTTTTGCATTCAAAAAGATCAGGGACGAAATTAGCGAATGCCTTATTCCAGAAAAGAGAAAATCCTATGTCAACAAAAAGGGCAAGATCGTTCCAATAAAGGGAAGAGCCGACTCAGACCCGAGGATTACTTGGCTTTATGATCAAGAGAAGAGCCCCAGCCTTGGAATACGCATAGAGATCGAGCCTATGCTGTCAGAACCAATTTGCCGGCGTCTGGCGAACGGTTTTGGTTAACCTGAAAGAGGTATTCCCCTTCCCCATAAACCCACTCTATCTTCTCATTCTTAAGCTTCCTTAAGTCTTCTTTAGCCTTCTCATGCTCAAGATATAAGGCTAGATAGCCCTTCTTAAGCTCACCAAGCTCCGAAAACATTTTCCGCCTAACTTTACCCATGCTCTCTTTCATGGCCTCTACTTCCTGCCTTAAAGAGAGTAATTCTGGGTCTTTCCCAGCGTCGTTATTAAGGTCAAATTCAAGCTGAATTGGATTCATTCGCCACCTCTTGGCGAAGAGAATAAAAAGCAACAGCAAAAAAAACAAGTGAAAATAAAGAGACCTATGATAAAAGGGCAAAAGGGAAGTTTGTACAATAAAGGAAAAGGCATGATTAACTGGCACCTCGAAGTTCTACCCATCAAAGACCTGAAAGAGCATCCTAAAAATCCCAGACAGATCAGCAAAGATCAGATGAGACACCTTGAGGAATTGATAAAGAAATTTGGTCTCATCGACAAGCCTATCGTTAACCTAGACAAAACAATCATAGGCGGTCATCAACGTATCAAAGTCTTAAAGAAGATGAAGGTCAAGAACATCGAGTGCTGGGTTCCAGATCAACAGCTTTCAGAAAAAGATATTGATGAACTTTGCGTAAGGCTTAACCTAAACCAGGGGCAATGGGATTATGATATACTGGCCAATCAAT